CCGTGGGTTCCCCGGCGGGGTTCACGGGGGTATTATTGGGATGCGGCGGGTTATAGAATGATCCCGCGGACCCCAAGCCCAGAGATGACGACCGGAGCATCGGATATGGCGAAGACGAAGAAAGCCGGGAGGCCCCCGTTGCCCGCCAAGGATGCCGCGAGAGAAACCATCATCAACATGAAGGGGAGCCCGGAGTACGCCGAATGGCTGGACTCACTTCATAAGCGGACGTACATATCAAAGGTTCAGATTGTACGCCTAGCCTTGAAGGAATGGGCCGCAAAGAATGGGCATCCGGCCCCGCCGGATCTCTGAGCCGTTCGGCCGCGAGCCACTAGCGAACGCTTCCGTGGCGCGACATCATTGTCCCTCGGTCCCGGCCGTGTAAGCCGCAAGACCCCACCAATGAGAAGGCCCCGCACAGGCTGCAACCTGGCGGGGCCGAAAAAGCTTCTGAGGTAGAAGCCATGATCGGTCCACGCGCCGCCTCGGTCAAGACCCAGATCGATTTTCAATTCGTCGCGATGCCGACGGACATCCTCCGTCGAGACGATCTCTCGGCCCCGGCTAAGCTCTTGGCGGCCGTGATCCTCGATTCCGCCCGCGGATCGGCGTCGGGCCGGTGCAAGCTCACCAACGCTTCGTTGGGGGCCCGGATCGGGCGTTCCGCCGTCTCGGTCAAGCGCCTCCTGGGGGAGCTTGAGGCCGCGGGCCTTGTCCGTCGCGAGACGATCGCCGACAAGCACAACCGGGTTGGAGTCGTCCCGACGGGGGTAGCTCAGAATCGATCCACTGAACAGGCGTCGGCCGATCAGAATCGACCCACCCCCGGATCGACTTCGACCCGCCCCCCGGATCAGGATCGACCCGCTATTCAGAGCCCCGGTCCAGAGCCGGGAATTCAGACGGGATCGATCGCTCTCGACTCGGGGGGAGGGAAGACCCCGGACCAGGGCGACCGGATCGCGACGCCCGAGGAAACCGCGACGTTCCTTCGAGCCTTGCTCCGGGGAGCCAAGCCGGGGGGCGAAGCGTCGGACGTCCGGGGCTCGGACGCACCATGCGCCCCGCCAAGCGACGATCAGCCGGCGGAACGTCCAATCACCCAGGCTCAGCCCGTGGGACGCTCCCAGGCCGCGGAAACGCGTCCCAGCCAGGGGAGAATGACGCCCGAGAGATCGCCCCGGCCGGGGGGATCGAGCCCGACGCCCCGGATGCCGACGGTCCCCGGCTCGGGGGGCGTCCCGGACGTCGGGCGGATGTCGTACAACGTCGCCTTCTCGGCCCGAGCCGCCGCGTTCAGGCCGACGACGCCACGCAAGACGGCGGCTCAGCAAATGGCCGAGCTGAGAGATTGGCAGGCTTCGAGGGCTCGCGAGTGATCGACGTGATCGAGCCTTCGAGGGTTTCCAGGTCGCTGCCGGGATCGGCTGCGTAGGCTCGGCGTCGGTCGATCACGAACGCGATCACGCGACCGTCGGGCGTCGTCAGCGTGTGCCGCTCCCCGAGCCAGGCTTCGCCGTCGATGAAGTCGAACGTGATGCGGCGTCCCTCGATCGAGGCTTCAACGTCGTCGCATAGGAAGTCGTCGCCGCGATCGAGCCTGCCCATAACAACCTCGGACATCGAAGCCCCCTCCCCTACCCCGCCTCGGAAACGAACACGGGCCGCAACCCCAGGGTAGAGGTGCGGCCCGCCCGCTACAACCGGACCCTCTTGCCGGGCCGGCGGCCGAATATCTTCGCCAGCCCGTCAGGCGGCGGCCGATACTTCCTGTGTTAGCTGACCGGCAATCTCTTCCGAGCCCGAACGGTCGCGAGTCTGGACGACGTACTTCCGAAGGTGGAGACGAATCAGCTCGTCGACCAGCTCGCTTTGCGTCCGACCTTCCATGACGCTCGTGATGGCAAGGCGACGCATCGACTCGGGGCTCAGGAGAACCGCCGTCTTGATGCTCTTCTCGGCCGCTCGACTCGTCGACTTGGCGACCGAGCGACGGGGCTTCTTGACGGTTTCGGCGACGGGGTTGCTGGTCAGCATCGGAACATTCTCCATGCGTCACTCATGGGGTATTTGAAGGCCGAGGGGCTGCAACCTCTCGGCCTTCTCCTTTATCGACGCCTAGCCGGGGCGATCCGATGCGAAGTCGACCAATCGACCGTTCGCCTTCGCGGTCCTGGCGCGTGGGCGAAGATTTCCGGGGAGCCCATCCCCTGTGCGAGCTTTTCCCCGAGATGGACCGCGAATCGTTCGCGGAGCTTTGCAAGAGCGTCGCAAAGCACGGCATCCGACAACCCGTCGTGACCTACCAGGGGATGATTGTCGACGGCCGGCACCGAGCAAGAGCCGGGGTCTTGCTCGGGAAGCCCATCCCCACCACCGAATGGGAAGGCGACGACGAGGCCGAGCTAATCGAGTTCGTCGCCGATTGCAACCTACGTCGTCGCGACCTGACGCCGAGTCAGAAGGCGTGCATAGCCGTAAGCATCAAGCAACGGCTCGAAGTCGTGTACGCCGAGAGACGGCGGGCGGGGAAGCGGATCGAGGAACCTTGTGGAAAGATTTCCACAAGGTATGAGAAGTCTCGTGACGAAGCCGCCGCGAAGGTCGGCGTCAACCCCCGCTACGTCACCGACGCCGAACGCATCCAGCGCGAGGCCCCGGAAGTCTTCGTCGAAGTCAAGGCGGGCCGGCTCGGTATCCAGGAAGCCAAGCGTCGCATCGCCCCGCAAATCCACGTAGCCGAGCCGTTGCGGCTCGAATGCTTCCTGGACGACATCGAGCGACTAGCCAGGAAGTACAGCGACATCAAAGACCGGGTCGACCCGTCCGCGATCATGGACCGGATTCGACGAGCTTGAACACGCCACGCGAGGTCTTAAATGCGGCCTCGCGTGGAATCCCTGCAACCGGACTTCGCCGACGCCCCGAGCATACTCCGGCTCAAGTCGACGTAAGCGATTCAGCATGCGAACATAAAGAGCAATATCGGACGGACATATTTACAATCCACCGTCGCGACAATCTTCGGCTCAAGCTCGGCGTCCCGTCGGCCGATCGCGTGCGGGCGCATAAAGAAACCCCCGCCCATCCGTGGCGGAAGGGCGGGGGCGAGTGAATCAGAATTCGAGGGCGATCCCTTGGGCTCGCTCGCGAATGGCCTTCAGCGTCTCCCTCTGGGCCACGATCAACTGGCCGATCCCGTCGGCCGTTCGCTTCGTGTTCTGGGCGGTCCCGTCCTTCACCGCCCCGTACTTACTCCGCAGGACCGCGGACGCCGCTTCCTTCGACCCGAACAGCGACGCCCCGGCGAAGACGTCGTGCGGCTTCTTCGCCTTCGCCGCGGGGCCGGACGCGATGTCAGCGGACAAGGCGATCTTGCCGATGTTCGCGGCTTGGGCCTGCGCGGTCGCGATTTGCTGCTGGGCTTTCTGCAACGCCTGCGCGACGCCGATCGACGCCCACGGTCGGGACCATGCCTTTTGCAACTCGTCGACTTGCCGGTTGCCTAGCCGTGCCAGGTCTTGCGTCAGAGTCTCGAAGTACTGCGCTACTCCGGTCGTCGTCCCGGCGACGTGCGAGAGGAGACTATCGAACCCCGACGCCAAATAGCCGAGCCCTTCGACGATCTTGCTGATTCCCGCCGTAGTGGCGACCTGCATCGTCTGGAATGCGATGCCCGCCAATTGCCATCCGTCGGCGATCGTCCCGATGCTGGCGCTAAGGATCGACGTCGAGCTGAGCGTGCTCCCCATGCTGCCGATGGTGGTCGACGCCCAATCGGAGACGACCTTCGCCGACTCCTGCCATGCGTTCGATGCGGCCACGATGCCCGTGGAGATACCGCCAAAGAACTCCCCGGCGATGGGCGTCAACTTCTCGCCGATCGTCGTCACGAGGTTTTCGGCCCGGCCCCGGAACTCCTCCATCTTCGCGGCCGCGCCGCCCGCCGTCTCCGCGGCATTCCCCTGCGCGTCGGCCAAGCCGTTCGAGATCAGGGCCGCGGTCGCCGAAATCTTCGCGGCGTCGCTGATCGTCCCGCTGAGATCGGCGAGCCCCATCGAAAGGGCCTGCGCCTTGATCTTGTCGGCCGTTAGGAAGACGCCGAAGTCTCGCAACGGCTCGGCCTCGCCGCTGAGGCCGGAGCGGATTTTCTGGAATGCGGTCGCATAGTCGACGTTGAAGAATCGCGAGGCGTCGAGCGTCAGACGATTGAATTGCTGGGAGAGTTTCGCCGTCTCGTCGGCCGAGAACCCGGCCCCCTTGAACAAGCCGCCGAGCTTCCCGGCCCCGTCGAGCATCCCGTTGAGAGAGACGCCGAACGCATTGGCCATCGACCTTGCGTCGGCTTCGACGGCCTTGCCTTGCTGGCCGAAGATCGCCCCGATCTTGCCGACGTTCTCGGCCAGGTCGGACGCCTGCGTTACGGCGCTGTTGATCGTGCCGATGGCGCCCCCCGCGCCGAGGGTCGCGAACGCGCCTGATAGCGAATTGGAGACGAAGTTGACCGAACTCGCGAGCGACTGAATGCGGGTCTCCGCAACCTTCAAGCCGCTCGTGAATTTGGCCGTGTTCGTGGACATGCCGATTGCGATATGACCGATCAGAGCCATAAGTAGAACCTCATTTCGCTGACTTGGAGGCTTCCCGCTCGACGCCCGACAGGAGCTTTTCCATCGCGACGGCGCGGGCCTTCGGCCCCGCTTGATCTAAAGCCGGACGCAAAAACGGCTTGGCCGGCATTCGCGACGTCCCGTATTCGAGGAACGCCGCATAGTACTGATCGCCCTTGAAGTCGCCCTCTCCGACGCGGACCTCGATTGCGATCGACCCGCGGCGGGTCTTCCCCGCCCTGATCTTGATCGCGGATTTCAGGTCGCCCGTCTCGCCGACTGGGGCGACCCGCTTAGCTTCCTCCTGGACGAGCTTCATCCCGGCCCGCATCGCCTGCCGGATCACGTTCTTTTGGACCTTCACGGGGAGCCCGCGGAGGGCCTTCGTAAGTTCCTTTTGGCCGGCGATCGTGAACGTAACCCCCGCGCCCGATTTACGAGGCATGGGCGGCCTCCCACGACTTCATCAACCTAGCCCCCATGCGGAGCCGTTCGCCCCGCCGGTGCATGTCGGCCTTGATCCGCTCTCGCTTCGCAAGATCCTCGATCGACTGGAACCGGACGGATACGGAAGTCGACGGATAGGCCGGGTAGCTGACCGGCGACACGTCGAGCAAGTCCAGGTCGGTCAAGGTCCGCTCGATCACCCGCTTTCCGGTCGCCCGGTCGTCGCGTCGGGTGATCGACTGGCCTCCCTCGCGGACGTTGAACGCGAAGGACGACTGCGAGACGTCGCCGCGCCGGATCGCCTCCACCATATTGCGGCCGACGGTCGTATCGGGCGGGTCGATCCCATAGGCCAGGCCGTGGGAGTCGGACCAGACCCGGAGCGTACCCGACTTGGTTCGCCCGAGGATCAAATCCGGGTTGTGATTGAACAACGCTCGGATGTCCTGGCCCTCTCGAATCGCCTTGTCGAACGCCCCGGCTTGGACGCGCTCTCGGACGATGATTTGGTCATCCTCGGCCAGCGTCGTGAAGACGCCGTAAACGGCTGCATAGCCGCGGATCTTGGGGAGCTTCGAGCCGGGTTGCTCCCGGACCTCGATCCGCCCGGCTCGGGCGCGGTATTCAGGCTCGGTCAAATGGTGCCTCGCGTGATGTGAAAGGTCCGGCTCGGAGTCGTCGCCCCGAGCCGGGAGAAGTCGTCAGCGGCCGATGGGGCCGGGCATCGCCGCGGCCTCATAACGCCGGCCGATCGAGCGGGGCGAGGGGACTTCGCCGGAGATGACCTCCGCGGACCCGACTTCGAGCAGGAAGGCGGCTTCCGCCGGATGGGCTTCGTAAGTCATCCCGCGGAGAAGGGGCTTCCCGTTGTCGACGACGGTGCCGCTTCGGAGGATGCGGAGCTTCACGGTATTCGAGGGCTTATTCATTCGGTTGCTTCTCACGTGGAAATGATGATGGGCGAGGCGTCGAGCCCCGCCCAGACGTGGTCGGCTCAGTAGGTCGCGCCGCGGCCTGGTACCGACAACTCGGCGTGATACCGGTCGCCGCGGGGCGAGAACTCCGAGCCGGGGGCGAGCCCGAGGGCGAGGGGATGGGCCGCCATCGCTTCCGCCGCGTCGTCCTCGCGCACTTCGGACTCGTCGCCGGGGACCATGACGCGGCCGCCGACGATGAACGTCGGCTTGGACCGGAGCGACATCGGGAGATGGGCGGGGATCGGCCGATCTTCGGCGACGCATCGGACCCTGACGAGCGGGGCATCCGGCCGGGGCTTAGCCGGCTTGACCTTGGACTTCGCAAGCTCGGCTTGCAAGGCCCGGCCGTCGCCGGAGAGCGTCACTCCGGGGGCGAACGTCGCCCCGCCCTCGTGCTCGAGCCGGATGGCCTGATCTTCGGCCATCGTGACCGAATCGCCGGCCTGGTGAACGCGGTTGCCGACGATGACGTGATCCCTGACGAGCCGGACCTTGACGGTCGGTTGAGCAGCATTCTTGAACATACTTTCGTTTTCCTTATTTCGATGATGTTTCGATGCGACGCGGGGTCGATCTCAGTAGGCGACGGCGGGCCCGCCGACGATGGGGTTCTTGAGCCGGTAGAGATACGTCCTCGCCCGCGGGCTGAGGGCGCTTTCCTCATAAGCGACCCGACCCGCTAAGCCCTCGCGGACGGCGCGCTCTTCGCTCATCGCGAAGACGTCTCCGGGCTCGTGGGATCGGTCGCCGTAGAAGACGGGCTTGGCCGCCGTGACCTGAATCTCTTGGTGGTCTTGCATGCGTTCGCTTGGATGGGAAGTGTCGGCCCCTTTCGCGAGGGGCCGATGGGTGCGATCAGCTCAGCGACGTGACGACGTCGACGGCGGCGCAGAAGGCCGCGACCTGTAGGGGCTGAACGTCGGCCTGGATGCCGACCGTGATATGAACGGTGCCGTCGAGCGACTGCTTGAACGGGTCGACGATGATGAACGGCGGCCCGAACAGGTTGATGCCGAGTCGGGTCCAGTCGCCAAATACGATGGCGGAAAGGCCCGTACTCGACCCCTTTGCGAGATCATTCGGCACGTTCGTCGAGACGCCGGCCGGGCTGTCCAGGATGCGGCCGTTCTCGAACAGGTAGCGTCCCGAGCCGGTGGCGTTCTCCGTGAGCCGGAGCTTCGCCCGGACGTCGGGCGACGTCAGCCAGCCCAGAGCCGAATCGGCCCCGGATTCAGCGTTGGCGTTGGCGGCCGTCTTCTCGATCGTCACGAGGTTGGCGCGGGTCGGTGCGGCCCCGTTCGCGCCGAGGGCGACGGTCGGGAGCCCGGAGGCGCTCAGGAGCCCCCTCGGCTCGCCGTCCTCGCCGGACCCGGCGATCCCGGCCTTGTCGACCGCAACCGCGATGGCCGCGAGGATGTCCCCGGCCACCTGATTGGTGAACGACGACGACGACGAAGAAGACGACAGCATGGTTCGGGTGATCGACGTCCGGGTCGTCAGGTCGTGCGCGACGAAGACGACGGACTCGGTTTCGAGGGCCGTCTCCGCGGCGGCGTCGCCCTCGGCGTCGACCCAGGCGACGCCCGAGCCGGTCTTGACCCTCGAAAGCTTGACGCTCCCCGCGACTCCGGGGTTGAAATCTGTGATCCGCGCGCCGAGAGCCCCCAACACGAGCTTAGACCGCAAGGCCGGGATGAAGCCCCCCACAAGATTCGTGGCGATCGAGCCGGAGCCCGTGCTCGTCGTCAAGGCCCGATGCTCGGTGCGGGGCCAGATGTCGTTGGGGAGCAAGATCGCGCCGACGGGGAGGTTGCCGGAGAATCGCGATCGTAGGTCGGCGTGAACTTCTCCAGGCAGGCCGGAGGGCGGGGCGAATCGCGGGCGGCCGGGCTCCAGAGCTTCGGCGATCACCGAACGGAGATCGTAGGCGTGCATGCCGCGGGTGTTCTTCACGTCGCTGTGAGCAAGGGTCGTCATATCGGTTGCCTCAAGGTTCTCGGTTGCCGGCCTCGAACGTCGGGGCCGACAGGATTCAATCGGAACGTCGGGTCGCAGTCGGCGGAACTCGGCGAGGGCTTCGGCTTCGGTCTCGCCT